CTGATTGTACTGTAGGCATGAAGTAATGATAGTCTGTGAGTTTTCCTAACCAACGTTTCTTCTTTAATGTCTTGCCTTTTATCTTAGTTTGGTATCTGTCTTTTGTACCATTCTCATAGAATCTAGCTATGAATTGTGATGAACCAGACTTGTTAGCACCTAAGATATGTACTTTAGTAGATTTTGCAGCATTGTCAACTTTAGATTGTCTTACAGCATCTACAAGTGGTTCACTAGTTGTAATCTTGTATGTGCCAATTGTTTGATTCCTAACAGGTCTGCTGGCTGCTGGCATCTTTGATATGAAAGAAGATTGAACTTTCTCTTTCAATATATTAGCACCAACATTAAGACAAGTCTTCTCTATGTCTGGTAGAATAACAGCCATCTTGTCAAAAGACACATTCAATTGTCTTTGTATCATTGTTGTATCATTTATGTCTAATGTATATAATGCCATATCATTCGTTCACTAATGTTGTCTTAATCACTATATTGTTATATTCTCTATTCTTGTCTATTGTACGTATCTGCCAACGCTTGTCTTGCCAACGAATCTCATCAGTATCTACCACAGGTACATAGCTGCGTACGATGAAGTCTCTGTCTACTGTATAGAATATCTCATCATTGTCAATTATACGATTTCCAGATGAATAGTTTACACGAGCACGACAAGAATACTTAAGCTGCCAATCTATATTGACTGCTCCAGATAAAGTACGTGTTGTAACTTGCTCATATATGTCTATTCGTTCGTTTAAGTCAGATGCTTTCATAGATCAAGCTATAGCATATTTTTTGAATGGTGCTGCTAATATGAAGAATGCGTTTGGTACTTCTTTGTTGTCACCACTACCTGGATTATCATATAAATAATCAACCATTAACATCATAGCTCTATATAAAGCTACTGGTAATTCGCCTCCATTGTCTGCAACTATATTATCTAAAGACTCATTCAGATGAGCTTCTAAGAATGACTCAGCACCATCACCTAAAGATTCTAACAATGCATCATCTTCATGAAAATCTGCTTCAATCCTACATTGTTGTTTAATATCTTCTAATGTTAAATAATTCATTTCTTTCCAAAATGGTAACCCATTTTAATATATTTATCAAATTCCTCTGGACTAATATATTTTCTATCAATACCATTTGTCATTAACTTTTTACCATAACAACCATTCTTTTCACCTTTAACTAAATAACCTTTACCAAACATTGGATTATTATACCCTTTCATTCTTATAGATTGGTTTTTATTCATTTCCAATACATTTTCTAATTTCATGAAATCTCTTGGATTTTTACCATACATTGGGTTATTTTTTCCTTTATTAAATAATGGATTTTTTTGATAAATCATGCCAAAATTTCCAATTCCTCGACCACCTTCTATTATATTTAAAACATTTGGCATATATAATATACCTTTAATTGCTTCATATTCTGCTTTATCTAATTCTTCTTTTGTATTATAAAAAGCAACTATATGTCTTTCATAATTATTTGGATGTTTTTTAAGATATTTTTTCAATAATTTACCACTACCTATATATCCATCATTTAAATTATTAGTCGAATGTTGGCCAAAGTATAATCCAGGTAATCCATTAGTTATAGTACTAGGGCCTGTCAATATATAATACAAATATCTATATTTATAATTTCTCATATATTAATATAGTTATTCCATTATATCTGAATCTTCGTTGTCGTTATTTATTTCTATTGTTGTATTGTTGTGTGTTACTTTTGCATCAATTCCTTTCTTTATTGCAATATGTACTTCCCAAAGTGCTGCAAAACCAAACATTTCACCAACTCCAGCAAATACAGAACCATCAATTACACCCATTGGTGGAATAAAGAAAGAAGTCACAATCAGTAGCAAGCTGGTTGTTGCAAATATGTGGAACCATATATCTGCCATTAATATTCGTGATATTTTTCTCATGGTATTCAAAACTCTCTACTGATTTATTTATATTATGGAAGGAGATTGTTAGTCTCCTTCCAATGTTTCTAGTTCTGAATACTTATTAATCAACGTTACCAAAGTTGAAAGCTACAGTACGTGCAGGCTTGAAGTCAAAGTAAGCATTGATGATAAGACGTACACAACCTTTTGTTGCTTGTGTATAAGGATCAATAGTAATCTCGATGTTACCCCATGAACCAACTACTAAGTTAGAGAAATCACCATAGATGAATTTCTTAGACTCAACATTAGTTGTTACGAATGTAGGTACACCATCCATTTCACCAGCTTCATAAACCATACCTGTGTTGTTAGTGCCTTTAATCATGCAACGGAATGCAGCTTTAGCAGAAGGTGACATAACATACTTCATGTTACCTGATACATTCTCTGCTTCAACAGCTGCTTCAAATTGGCAAAGACCAGCAAAGTCATCTACATTAGTTTCAGTTACATTGTAGAACAAGCCAGCAGGTTGTTCAGTTGTAGCTGCATCATCACCAAATAATGTTGCTTCAAGTTTGTCATTAAGAGCATTTACTAAATCTCTACGGATTGCATTTTCAACACCAATAGTGTCTTGTGCTAAAAGTTGTTTTGAAATATCAATATAAGCAGAAAGACGTTTTGGAGACAACTTAACAGTAGTGAATGCATTGCCAGTAGAATCTGCATCATCAGTTTCACCTTCCCATTTAACAGTAGATTTGCTCATAACAGGAATTTGAACATCACCCATTGGGAGTCCACTATACCAACGAGCACCTAACTTAGCAAGTACAGAGTTAGCATATAAAGGTTCTAAGATACCTTCAATCTCAGTTTCTACAACTTGATCATGTACACCATTTTCACCTTGAACAGTCATAGCACGTGTTTCTGCGTTAACAACAACTGATTTCTTGTTTTCAGCTATTGCATTGCGAATTTCTTTTACTAAAGATAATTTTTTCATAGTATTAGTACTAATATTTTTATTTAAGTTTCTTTTTTGGTTTTCTTCTTTGTCTTCTTCATCAGTTTCTTTAGGAAGTTTCTCATCAAGTTCGCGTTGAAGTTTCTTCAACTCTTCTTTCTTTTCATCTATTTGAGATTTGATTTCTTCAATCTCCTTTTCTTCATCTTCTGTAAGGTCACGAGTTTCAAGTTTAACATTATCAACAATTGATTTTGCTTTATCTCGTAACTCAGTGATTTGCTCCTTTATTTCAATGATTTTCATAATATCAGATAGGGATATATTTGTCTATATAAAAATAATTTATGCTCTTTATTGAATTCAAATATTATAAAGAAAAATTTCACTCTAGATTGAATGGTATTGACTCATCTATAGAAGTCATTATATCATCCAGTCTCTTGTTAATCTCTTCTTTCTTTGCTTCTTCTAGCTTACGTTCTTCTTTATAGTCCTCTAGTGAACGTATATCCACATCTGTAGCTGAGTAAGCTGGTAATTGTGACAATATACTACATTCATCTAGCATATTGAATGACAAGATAGAACGTGTATAAGTGCCATCTTCATTCATATCCCATTGGTCTTCTCCAACAGCAAATGCAAATGATATAGCATCATAGTCACCACGTCTAATACCTTCAATCAAAGCATCTCCAAATGCTGTTCTTGGTGCATCAAAGTCAAACTCTAAACCACGTTCAGTAATATCTAAGTGCAAAGTGCCATTGCCATATTTTGAACGAGCAAATGTACCTTGTGAGCTATCATGATTGAGATAGATCTTAACGTCATTCTTCTCTATCAAGTCTCTATTGATTGCGGTTGAGCGGATAATCTCATAGAATTCTCCACCCAACAACTCAGATTTTGACTCAACAGGAATAGCAAGACCATGTATGTTACGACTGTCAGCATCAGCTACAAATTCTGCTGCATAGCTTCTTGTCTCTAAGTTCTTCATAGTATTAGGTTAATAATTTTATTCTCCTGGTTCTGGTTCTGGTGGAGCAACTTCATTTGTCCAACTATATTCTACATCATTATATGTCTCGTCGGTTTCTGAAACATATATCTCACATGTACCAACTGCGTTTTCATTTAAGAATAACTCATTGACAAAATTTCCATCATAGTCATCATTCAACACTAACTTAGTTGGATCTACACTGTCAGAAACAAGTGCTAAAGATATTGTTTGTTCGCTACTTCCTTCTGTTTCTGGACCAAAAGCGGTTGCATATAATTCTTTACCAGTCCAATCAGTGTCTGTTTGTAACTCAGCTGATAGATTATATTCTGCATCTTGTGTGATATTCAATGTTTGAAATTCTGGAGTAGGATCTGGTTCTGGGTCTGGAGTAGGCTCTGGTGAAACTATATCTTCATCTACATAGTCGGTCCATTCTTTCTTCTGTACAGTCATTACATTGTAGTTGTAAGGAACCATTAATGTTGCATAGTCAGGGTTTGCTTCTTTGAAAGCATCTAGACATTCTTGTTGGATGCAAATCTTAGTAACATCTTCTGCTACATAAGGGATTGCGTCTGCTGTGGTCTCAAATATATAAAGAGTACCATCTAAATCATATCCTTTCATTGTATTGTATCTTCGTTATTTTTATCTGTGTTTCCTATTGTGTTGTCAGCTATGTTAGTGTATGGGATGATTAGATTGTCACCACCATCTACATTTGGTAATCCTAGCTTGTGTCTTGCTTCATTGACAGACATGATACCACCACTAACAAGAGTGTTGTAGTAGCTCGCTTCTGATGCTTTGTCAATTGCCATGATTGAGTTCTCATCTAAGTCAACATACTCTTTGCAATGACGAGAAGGCATTATCAACTTCTTGTTGCATTGCTCTTCTATCATTGACACATAAGGTGCTAGAGTATGCAATATCAAGTCACGTTGTGCATCTGTCATTGATCCATATTGAGTGTGCTCTAAGTTACCAAGAAGCACAGGGCTGATGTTCAACCAACGAGCAATCTCAGTGATATTATACAAGCGTGACTCAACAAGTGCACTGTCTTTAGCAGATGAAGAGAGTTGTTGGAACTTCAAGTCTGCTGGAATGAATATAGTTCCAGTTCCATTAGATTGAGAACGTGCTTCATCCCATGACTGGCGCAATGTCTTCATTGTCTTGTCTTGTGTACCAACTTGTGGTGTAGTTGAGTTTGTTGTGATAAGACCAAACAATGAGCCACCAGTAGAATAGTAGTCATTAGCTGCTTTCTCGGTAGCTGCAGAAAGATTGATTGTCTTGTATGCGAATGAAGGGATTGACTGGCCTTTGAATCCAGTTGAGTCTGGTTGCATGAAGAAATGAAGATAGTTGTCGCCATTGTCCCATTTAGTGTTATATGTTGGATTTAGATAGAATAAATCATTTGTCAATGGGTTGAAGTACATCACTGTTGAGTTAGCTGGAGAGTAATGTAATGCACATGGCTTTCCTGTCTCTTTATTTCTCTCTATATAGATAAATCCATTACCATTGCAGATTATATCTTCAATCAAGTTCTTCACTATGTTGAATCTTGTAAGCTTGCTATCATCAAACAAGTGCCATAGATAGTGTGTTTGTGGGAGAAGATTGTCATCATTGTCTTTATACTCCCACTTCATCATTGCTATTGAGTTAGATATAATGTTAACACCAGCAAAAAATGCAGAGAGATTCATTGCAGAACCTTGAAATTGTCGTAATAGATTAGACAAGGACATAGTCTCTGTGTTGTCTGGTTGTGGTATAGGGCATGGATTTTTTACATTCTC